TTACAAATTTTATATTTATATATGAATAAGTACATTCGAGAGGAGATTGTATGTCAGACAATAATGAAATATTTGAAGGAAAAACCTTTCAAGACTTAACAAAAGATATTTACGAAAACACTACAAAGCGTAAAGTTCAAATAGATTTGTTAATATCAGAAATACATGGATTCATAACAACCATAGATGATGTGGTTATGGTAGCTCCTATCATAAAAGAATATATGGATACTGCTGTTCGTAATGATGAACACTTAGTTAAATTAGCTGGTGTATTACAGAGAATCATTTCTAAATCTCAAGGTGGTAATGATGAGTCAATGTTATTAACAGATGAAGAAAAAGAAGAATTAATGGGAACACTTCAAGACACAGTTGCAGATTTAGAAAAGGAAAGTCAAAGGCTTGAGGATATGAAAGATAAAACAATTTCAAAAGGATTTTCGGAGAGTTAAATGGGTTCAATAACCACACCATTAGATGGAGTTAAAATTCAAGATACACTTGGAACAGATATAAATATTCCTGTTTTTATTCAGTTTACGCCTGGTTATTGTGTTGAGGTAGTTCATTCAACTGAGAGTATTAGAGAAAAAGGTGACCAAAGTGTTAATACAATTATAGCACTTCCACATATACAAAGTGCTGATATTGTATATTTAAACAAAAATACTGCTGAAGAAGATTATAGATATTTTCCTTTATTGAGAAATCATGGAGATATTCCAACAAAAGGTGATCCAGTATTACTTTGTACTATTGGTAAAACGAATTATTATTTAGGACCTCTAAACACAATTAATAATAGTCCTACTTGGAATGATGATATAAATTATACACCTGAAAAAATATATGAAAATGATGCGATAGGTGAAACTACTGAAAGAGGTTTGTCTGGTGAAAGCCCTAACTTTAATAAAAATCAAACATACAGAAGACTTATTAAAAAAAGAAATAATGAATTGGACTATGGTGATGTTGATAACGAAACAACTGGTGATTATGTAATAGAGGGGAGGCATGGTAATAGTTTACGAATTGGTAGTCGTAGTGACAATCCATATATTTTCATGTCTAACGCTAGGGCTTTTGATAATACTGTGGAGTCATTAGAAGATGGATCTTTGATAAGTATAACTTCCAAGGGTACTTTACAACAACATTTAAAAGGATTTATAGATGAAATAAGTGAACAATCATTTCAAGGATTTAAATTAGCATCAGATATATCACCAAATAATAATAGAAATATGAGTGATTTAATAACAAGCATACCTGAAAATGGTGAACAAAACGCGGACCAAATAATTTACAATTATTCTAATAATCAAATATTATTTAACTCAGAAAGAATTACAATAAATTCAGATGGAAATGGATTTGAAGGTGGTATTTATTTATCTTCTAAAAGTGATACTCATATTGGAGCTGGTAGACATTTAACCATATCTACAAACGAAGATTTAATAATTAATTCTGAAAGAACATTTTTAGGTAATCCAACTCCAAATAATTCATCGAGGGAAATGGAGCCAATGGTTTTAGGAATAGAACTTTTAGAATTGTTAAAAGAAACACTTACAGTTATTAAAAACTCACAAGGTATATGTCAAGGAGCTCCAATCGCATTAGCTGATGAAACTGGAGTACCGGGTGGAGTAAATACTAAGATAACAAATATAGAAAATAAAATAAACCGAATTTTAAGTAATAAACATTTTATAGAACCAAATGCATAAAAGAGGAAGTTATGAAAAAGAAAAAAACAAATATAAAAACCATAATTAGACAAATCGTTAGAGAAGAAGTTGCCATGGCAATCAAGGAAGTAGTAACTGAATTGAAACAACCAACTCAATCTAAATCACAACCTAAAAAAATAGTTGAGAAAAAATCATTTACAAAAAATTCTGTATTGAATGATGTATTAAATGAAACAGCTACTGATGGTGATTGGAAAACAATGGGTGGTGGAGAGTTCACTACTGACAGAATGAATGAATTGGTGGGTGGACAATATGGTGATATGATGAATACAACACCACAACAAGTTCCATCAAGTGACCCAATGTCACAATTCTTGAATAAAGATTATAGGGAAGTTTTAGAAAAAACTGAAGAAAAACAAAGACAAAAATACGGAAAATAAAATGGGATTAAAAACAGATTTAATTGATGCAAAGAAGGAAGGACTAAGAGGTTCGGGTGCTACTGATGAAGCAATATTACAAGCTGAAGAAGTTCTTGAAGTTCAAACACAATTAGAAGTAGATGCAATTGTAAACTTTTTAACACAATGTAAATTTAGAGTAACTCAATTTAACGCACCAGTTATTTTAGAGGATTTTAAAATTCCAAGTCAAGAAGCTGATATTCAACAAGGTGTTGTGGTTAATTCGGGTATACCGGTAAGTACTACTGGTGGACCTGGCTCTACAACTGGAAATGGTTTAATAAAAAATATAGGTGCATTAAGTGATGTTTTAACAAAACCAATGAATATTGGAAAAGATGCTGGTGGATTAAATTCTAGTGGTTATGTTTACATTGGTGAAGATCCAGACTCACAAAGAAAATTTAATGTTGAAGATGAAGATGGACAGAGAAGATATACATCGGTTGAATTATTTAGAGAAGATATTGAGGACTTATTAGGATAATGGCTATTAGAGATACATCAAAAAAACCTTACATTCAAGATAATGATACTAAAGTTAAAATTGGTATTGATTTACCAATCCGTAGAGACGATGAATCAGGTGGATATTTTGCAACAACATCTACTACAATAGAGGCTGTAAAAAATAATATAAGAAATTTATTACAAACCAATGAGGGTGAAAGATTTTTTCAACCTAACTTAGGTTTAAATTTAAAAAGATTATTATTTGAACATATTACTGAAGAAAATTTAATTGATATACAAGACTCCATATTAGATAAGTTGGAATACTGGTTACCTTTTGTTGAAGTAAGAGACATTGAAGTTTTAAGAAATGAAAATGATACAAGTATAAAATCAAATGAAATTAAAGTAAAAATATTATTTAATATTATACAAGATCCAAATACTTTAGATTCAGTAATTTTAGATTTTAATAGTGATATAGATGAGGGAGATAGATAATGCCAACATATGGTAAAGACAATTTTAAAGAATCAAATGTAAATTATTTAAATAAAGATTTTACAGCATTAAAACAATCTTTAATGAATTATGCTAAATCTTATTTTCCAGATACATATAGGGATTTTAATGAAACATCTCCTGGTATGATGTTATTGGAAATGAATGCTTATGTTGGTGATGTATTATCATTTTATATTGATAAACAATATCAAGAAATGTTATTACCACTAGCCGAAGAAAGACAAAACATAATTACAATGGCAAAAATGTTTGGTTATAAAGTGAAACCAATCGTTCCAGCTTACGTTGATTTAACTTTTACCTCTAATGTAAATGTTTCAACTGGTGATGCTTCAAAAGTTGATTATTCAAACGCGAGTGTTTTTGACTCTGGTATTCAAGTACAATCGTCAACAAATTCTGATACAATTTTTACAACATTAGAACCAACTGATTTTAGAATATCAGGTTCAAATGATACTGAAACAATAGCTTCATCAGATGCTAGTGGATTAGCTTCTTCTTATACATTATCAAGAACTGTGAAAGCTATTAGTGCAACTGAAAAAACAATTACATTTAACGTAGGAGTGCCTGAAAAATTTAAAACACTAACCATACCAGATACAAATGTAATTGATATTATTTCTTGTGTAGATTCAAATGGAAACAATTGGTATGAAGTTGATTTCTTAGCACAAGATAAAGTTCCAATTCAAACTCACTACAGTGATGATGTAACAAGAGATTCTGCTTATGATAATGGTTCAAGTGATGGACTTCAATCAGAATATGCAGTTCCATTTTCATTAAAATACATTACAACACAAAAAAGATTTACTCGTGAAACAAATCAAAATAATACCACTTCAATAATATTTGGTAATGGTGTTTTAAAAGATGGTAATCTTGTTGATGAAAATTATATTGATTTAGAACAAGTTGGTATTGTAATTCCAGGCCAATCTAATAATTTAAATAATTCTATCGATCCAATGCTTGGTAATGAATATTCAACTCTTGGTGAAACGCCAAACAATATAACTTTAACAATAACTTATAGAGTTGGTGGTGGAATTAATTCTAATGTACCAAGTAGTGATTTAACAACTTTACCAACTTCTATTACACCAATAATCAATGGTGGCGCCACACTTGCAAGTGTAACAAATGATTCACCAGCTCGTGGTGGTAAAGATGAAGAGGATATTATAGAAATTAAAGAAAAAGCTAAAGCATTCTTTTCAACACAAAACAGATGTGTGACAAAAGAAGATTATGAAGCTAGAGTTCTAAATATTCCAGCCAAGTTTGGTAACATAGCAAAAGCTTATGTTGCTAGACCTGTTGAAGGTGATGTTTCACCTGAAACTACACAAGGATTTCAAAATGCTCTAAATATTCAAACACAAGGGGTTACATCTTTATTGGATTATATGATTGAACAAAATTTAGTTACAGGTGAAGATGGGTTGTCATCCGATTTGATAGCTAGCTTTAATGAAGAAGCTTGGGCTTCAATAAGAAATCAATTATCAAATTTAATTACAAGTTCTGAAACTCTTTATAATTATGCTGATTTAACAACTTTTAATTTAGGAACAATAGATATTTATATATTAGGTTACAATAATGCAAAACAATTAATTGGTAATCCACATATTCTTACAACAGGTGGAACTAATAATTTACCACCAACTTTAACATCAAATATAAAAAATTATTTAGAAAATTTTAAATTAATGACAGACTTTGTTACAATTAACGATGGATATATTGTAAACTTTGGTGTTGTATTTGATGTTATAGCTGAAAAATATGCAAATAAACAAAAAGTTAAATTAGATTGTATTCAAAAAATAAAAGATTATTTTAGAATTGAAAAAATGCAATTCAATCAACCTATTTTTAAAAGTCAATTAGAATTTGAATTAATGGGTGTTGAAGGTGTCCGTTCAATTGGTCATATTACTATAACTCAAAAAGAAGATTATAATAGTAATTCAGCTGATGCTGATTTAAAAGATGCGACTTATACTTATTCAAAAGATGATGAAGATAATTTTATAGACCAATCAGGTGAATCTGGTGAAGGTTCAGTTGGTTATGGATATAAGTATAATTTTCAAAATGCACTTTCTGAAGATAAAACCATAATAAGGCCACCACAAATATCAACACCAACAGTTTTTGAATTAAAGAATCCAAACCAAAACATACAAGGGAGAGTTAGATAATGCATCATTTTATTTTTCCATCACAAGACACATGGATTTCAAGTGGTTCATCTACTGTGACAGGTGAGTCTTTTAAAAACCAAAACTTTGGGAGAGACCAAATACTTGAAGTTAAAAAAGAATTTTATAACAGTTCATTTAATTATCCAACAAGAGCATTAGTTAACTTTAGTGGAACGGAGTTTACAGAACTTTCGAAATCAGTATCGGAAGGTACAATACCATCTGATGCAAAATACTATTTAAAACTTTATGAGGCTGCTGGTAATGCTGAAATGACTGAAGAATATATTTTAGATGTTAAACCAATATCACAATCTTGGACAGAAGGAACTGGTAAGTTTGGTGATGACCCAAAAAATACAAATGGGTGTAGTTGGGAAAATCGTAGTAATCCAATTGGTGGAACGGCCGTGACTTGGGCTGATGCTGGTACTACAGTGTTGAGTGTTAGTTCGTCAACACAAACATTTACTAATCAATCACCTGATGTTAATGTAGAGGTTACAGATATGGTTAATATGTGGTATCAAGAGCAAGAAGAAAACTATGGTATGTTAGTTAGATTTAGTGGAAGTCAAGAAACTGATAGTGAAACCTTTGGACATTTAAAATTCTTTTCAAGAAACACGCATACAATTTTTTCACCAAGATTGGAAGTTCGTTGGGATGATTCATCATTTGATTCTGATGCTACTGCTAGTTTGAATACATTAGATACATCAGGAACAACTGATAACTTTTTATATATGAGAGGATTAAGAGAAGAATATAGAGAAGGTGAACGAGTTAAGTTTAGAGTCGGTGCTAGAAAAAGATACATTCAAAAAACTTTTTCAACATCAGTTCAAACCATAAGTAGTTCTTGGTTTCCATCAAATAGTGGTTCATATGCAATTAAAGATGTTGCAACTGACGAGTTTATAGTTCCATTTAGTTCATATACATCTATGAGTTTAGATACAGAAGGTATGTATTTTAATCAATGGTTAGATGGATTTTATCCTGATAGGGTTTATAAAATCCAACTAAAGTTAAAATATAATGATGAACAGGAACAAATATTTGATAATGATTTTGAATTTATAGTTAAAAGGAAATAGTTATGACACCTCAGGAAAAATTAGAATTATTATTAGATTTAGTAGCTGAAGCATTAATAGAAAGTCCTTTAGTTTTAACACCAACAACTGTTGAAAACAATCAAACATTTATAAGGAATGGATTACTACAAAAAGGTGCAGGTGAAGGTGTTTTGGCACTTTTTCAAAAAGAGATAAAAGCTAATCAAGAAGATATAAATAGTGAATATAGTACATCATTTGAAGGATTAGCAAGTCAAATTGATTTTGAAAATTATGATATTTCTGTAGAGGTACAACCGGATAATGATTATCCTTCTGGATATAAAGTTATGATTGTAACATTTCAAAATTTACCACATTATGATATTACTAATTTTGTCCAAAGCTTTGGAGATAATTTTTCAACAAATCCATTAAACGTAAGTCAATTTATCCCATTAAAAAAACAGTCATCAATTGTAGATGTTGAAAAAGCTGAAGATTATTTAGATACAAATATATTTGAATTACTTCCAACTGGTGATACAAGACAAGCTAGAATCATCAGATTTTTTCAAGAGTTAAATGCTTTACTTCCACCAAACGAACCTCAATTTGATTTAGATAGTGATGGTTTTGTTGATAGAGGGTCTGATAATAATTGGACTGGTTCACTTGATTATAGTAAAGATAATAGTATATCATACGCTCAAGACAATCAAGATGCAAACATTGATGAAGAAGATGCATTTATTCATAGATTAAAACAAACAGCAAATGATACAAATTCAACAAGAACAATTGAAGATATTTATAATACGATTGAACCATACTTAAAAGATATATTGGAGGACAAAGCTCCACCACAAGATGATAGACCTGAATATCAAAATCAATCAAGTGGATATTTACAATTTAGAAATTTAAATCAAGGTATTATTATTCGTAATACGAATCAAGATTTTGTGGAAGGATTAGATCCAAATAATCCAACTTATTTAGAAACAGGTTTTACCATTACAATGTGGGTTAGATTTTTAAACAAAGTATCAGAGGGTACATTGTTTAATTTTGGTAATCCATTAAGAGACGATAATCCATTTGGATTTACTTTGGAAACTTTAGTAGATGAGGATAGTGAAAAAAGATATTTAAGATTATTAGTATTAGACAATGAGGGTATACATGGTACAAATCCATATCCTAATGTCTCTCATTGGTATGATTCTCATCTTGGAATAAATGGTAATGGAAAATTAATGGGAGAGCTTAATTCATCTGATGGACTTGATTTAGTTGACATTACTCAATATTTAGAAGTACCAACTGATTTTAATGAATGGTATTTTATATGTGCTACATATAATCCTGATGTAAATGAAAGAGGTTCACAAGCAGACACAGATATACCTGAGTATTGGCTTAACCATATTGTAGATGATGGAACTGGAACTCTGATTCCTATTGAATTTACAAACTATTCTGGTTATGGTAATCGTTCAAAAGTAGAAATCATTTCAAGAACAGACTTACTACGAGCTCGTGGTTTTAAAGTGTAGGATTAAATTATGGCGGCTGTGAATCCAGAACAACCAATAATAACTAAAGTACTACCAAATAATAGAAAAGTAGCTTTATATATTCCCAATGATGAAATTACCTGTCAATATTATCGTGATGTAAAAGTTGGTGATGTTGTACCTGATGGTCATATTATTACACAATATGATATTGATAATGGTGATTATAGAAGAGTTGGTTTTAATTGTGCATCGGAAACAGTCAATTGGATGCGTGATACAATAAAAGATCCTAATTATTATACTTTCAACCCATTAGATGTATATGATTTTATAATAGATGATGATGGTAATCATTTATTTGATGATAATGGTGAAGGAAATACAGACTGTGCTGAATCTTGTTTTACACAAGGTAGTTCGGCTTGTTATGAGTGTGCTGGTGGTACAACAGGTGGTGGACAAGGTGGTAGTGGAACTGGTGATGGTACTACTGATGATGATGATTTAAATATCGTCAACAAATGTTGTCAAGCTTATACTTCAGGTCCAAATATTGACTTTAGTGTTCCTGGTAATGATGGTGAATTTGGAACTTATGGTGCGTGTAATGCAGTTGATTGTGGATATGATGCATTTGGTGATGGTGATGGACCGGGTGATGGTAATGAATATGTTCATTATGAACCATTATGTAAATATCCATTAGGAGAATTTGGCACTCCATTACCAAATCCTACATTTGTAAATGATTTACAACTAAGTGGTAAGGGACACAATATTGTTTGGAATCAGTTTAATTATCATCAAGGATTAGCTAATACATCAAATGGTGATCCTTATAGATATTATCCATATTGGAATCATGGAAGTGGAACTTATGGTAAAATGTATTATAAAGATGGTAATGACGGAGGTTCAACAGATGATGAATTTTGGGGTGGTGATACTCATTATTTTAATCAAAGAATAGATAAAAGACAAAAAGGTGTAAATTTAGATGGTCAGGTTTTATACAATATACCTGTTTGGATTAGTACAACTTGTGATGATAGAGATAATGCAGGTATAGATCCTAATAGTTTAGAAGGAGCAGTAATGAGTCCTCCTACAACTGAACTAATGCATAGCACACAAATTGGACAAAAAGGAATAATAGCGTGTCCTGAAATAAGTGATTATTATAATAATTTTATTGGTGATTGGTATCAAAATAGTGAAATATTACAATACATTGGAGAATATTTTAATACTTTAACATTTGAACAAATAACAGAATTTGATGGAAATACGGTTACAGATTCTCCTAGTTTTGAAACAGGTTTTGGTATGGGTTATTTAAATCAAACTGATATTGATAATTTAGAAAATAGTATTATCCCTTCGACTATAATGTCTGATTCAGTATTAATAAAAGACATTATGTTTAGATTAGGAGCACCAATTCCCCCATTGGTTATGGGTTATGAAAGTGCTGCTGGTTTACCTGGACATTTAGGAGAGTGTGACGCAATACTACCTCAGTACATTTCATTAATTGAAGAATTTAAAGAATTTTTAGAAATTGGAACATTTTTTGCTGATTTTGGTATTCCTAATGTATCCATTGAACCAACAATGAATGGATTATTAGATGTTCGTTCTGCTAGAGATTTAAGAGAAGAAAAAATTAATGCTTGTGATTATATTGAATTTATGACTTTACCAGGTGGAGTTACTAATGGTGATGGAATGTATTATCGAGGAAATGAATTACCAGATGAGTATTTTATTAGTTCTTTAAATGATAGAGACATCATAGAGGCTTGGGATTGCAATACAGAATTTAATCAAGATTTAAGCTTCAGTAGAATGAGAGCAGTTTGTAAAGATGGTTCAAATATTTTAATAGCTGGTACTGGAAATAATAATTTTTCAACCTTAAATCATGATAATACTGATAAATTTTTTAATACAGGTAGAGATGCTTGTAATTCAAAAATAAAACTATATAGTAATCAAGATTTATATTATTTAGCTGATGGTGATTTACGAGAACCTTTAGGTATTAATTTTTTTGAAAGTAAAAACACAGAACAATCTTCAGTTCAATTTTTAGGAAACATTATAGATGATGAATTTGAACAAATACCATTTCCTAATTTATTACTCAATGGTGATGGGAGATTGGTAAATACTAATATTGTATGGAAATCAAATGAAATTAGTTTAAGTCCAGGTGAGGGAGCTATTTTTGATGGTGTACCATATATACCTGAAAATTGGATTCCAATATTTCAATTTCATTCTCAACAAACACAAGATGGAGATGCAAACAATAGTATATATACTCTTAATTCTTTAGAATTTAGAACTATTAATGAGGGGGAAACTGATGAATATAAAAACTTTCAATATGGGGGTATGATGCCATATTGGAGTTCAAATAATTCTCAATGTTTTTCTCGTAGAAAATGTTTAATCATTGATACCATGAACCCTTCTATTTATACAGGTACAAATCCATTAGATGATGATACACAGGAGGTATATCATAATGAGTGGGATATTAGGCAAGCTATGCAAACATGGATTCCAACTGAAAACATATCTGAAGACTCCAGAAGAAAAAATTCTAAATACAAAGTTTCTTTCATGATGAAGACAGTTGATATAAAAGATGGAGTGAATTTACAAGACACAGGTATACATGTCAATGCAGTTTTTGGATCTGATGATTTGGATTGGACTAGACATGCTTCGTTTACAGAAGATGGAAATTTAATTGATACAGCTGGTGTTGATGGTAGAAATTATACAATTAGAGCTTCAGGTTTTCAAGCTACTGATACTAATTCACAATGGCCAATAGTTCCATTTTCAAATTCACAATGTTCATCAAATTCTCATCCTAAAAATCATTACGATGCATATTCTGGAATAGCTACATCAGTAGAGGATGAGTATTGTAAAAAATCAAAAGCTAGTTTTACAAATACTGAATTAAACAAATGGGAAAAAATGGAATTTACTTTTACACCAAGATATGGTGATACTGATGATGTATTTCCAAATTGGGATAGTATGTTAATGGGTGAAGGTCCAACAGGTATTAAATTACTATTTATGCCTTTAGAACTTATAAAAAGTTACGAAAATTATATTGCGAGAGAAGCAGTGTATGGTAACTTTGCTGCAAGAGGAGAATATTTTCCAAATACTGGTGTTACCACATCTGAATTTAATCAAGTTGTAAACAATTCTTCTCCTGGAGGTGATACAGATATTTCAAGAAATGGCGCTAAAATATATTTAGATAATTTTGAATTTAAAGAAGATTTTTCTTTTCATCCGGATGTTGATGTTAGAAAAAATAAAGGATTAACTGAATATGGTGAAGTTAGTTTAACTGAATATAGTAATTCACCAGATTCAAAAGCACCATTAGAAGCTCAATTTTATTTTTATCCAAGATATAATTTTGATGATATTTTTTCAACTGATAGAAGAGTGATGTTAGAACAATTTAAATTTGGTCAATTCTTTATATCAGATTTAGATTGGGGAGATGGTTCTCCTATAGAATATATTGGTGAACCATTTCAATTAGGAGTTGATAAAATGTTATATCATACATATGAAAGTAATGGAGTTTATGAAATTACAGCAACAATGTTTCAGATAAAATCTGAAGAATATACATACAACTTATCAAATCCTGAACTTATAAAATATGAAGGTGTAAATGGTATTGCACATAATAAAAAATTTAATTTAAAAATATATATCGGTAAAGGAGAAGATGAAGATTTTGAATACTTTGGTTCTACAGGATTTTCATTTATTCCTTATGAAAATACTTTACCAATAATTGGTGGACTTTCGATACAAAGTACATATTTCAAAAATTTAAAAAGAAACATCGGAATACTTACTGATGAAGATAAAATTGATATTAATTTTAAAAGTTTAAACGATAAATTAAATTCACAACATGCTTTATCGAAAGTCGATTCTTTATTTGATAGTGATTTAGATATTTTAAATATTTATAAAGAACCTATTGTGAATACAAATGATACATCAGAAGATTATTTATTATCATTACCATTTCCACAATATTATGAAGAATTTAATATAGAATCTGCAACTGCAGCATTAACTCAAAATGATATAAATCTTTGGAATAGTGCAGGTAGACCTGATATAGCTATTAAAGTTGAAGAGTTTATTTCAACTGGAAATTATCCATTAATATCAACAGCTGCACAAGAAGCATATAGCTTTGAACCTAAAACATTTCATAATCCTACCTTTATGCAAAACAATGTTTGGTTTGGTGGAGAGTATAATAAATTTAAAGCAGAATTAGGAAAATCTATAGGTGATGTAGATTTAACAAGTATTAAATATTACAATAAACCAAAATCAATTTGGGAATTGTTTGGATTTGAAGAAGAGGATTTAAATCAAATTGCAAAACCTGATGAAATGAGATATTGGAAAAATATTATTCCTGAAGATTATTCTATATTTAATAGAGAGGGTTTATCACATCCTCTTGGAATAATAAATACTTATTCAGAACAACATTGGTTAAATGGTTCTTATTATCCTGTATTACCAAAATATGGTCAAGACGGTAGATTTGTAGATATTGAAACCAATGATGATGGTAATGTAATTAGTGGTTATCCATTAGAGTATACTGTATTAATACCTGGTTATCCCATAACACCTGAAGATGAAGAAATTATTTATAATTCAAATACAACAACTTGGAATAATGAAAATTTAGAAATTACTTATGACTCTATACCTTTACAAATAACAAGAATAATTGGTGCAGGTATGAGCACTCAAAGACAGGCTTTTGCTGATGGGGATTGGGTAGGTAATTTAGAAACTCTTGTAAATGGTCAACAATATACTTTTCTAATTTTACAAGATGGTAACCAAGAACCATTTATTTGGGATGAATTAACTTCAGAAAATTTTAAAACGCCATTTCCATTAGAAGCTCCTATAACAAATAATTCTGATGAACAAAACTTACATATTAAATTAGAAAATGATAAATATGATTCAACTGCTTTTAATGATTTAAGTGGTAATGAAAATAAAGGATTTATAGTTAATGATTATAAACCAAAATTTAACAACAAAACTTTTAAACCTGAAAAAACACAATTTATAAATACAATTAAAACATCAAAAACTAATGGAGCGTTTTGATGGGAAAAATTATACAATTTAAAAACAAACCACAACCATTATCATATGGACAATATTATTATGAAAATGATAATAATACAATGGAATCAGTTGAAGAATCTGATGGTGTTAGAAAACCATATGATAAATTTTCAAAACAAACTTTACAAACTACAATTGTAACTGATGAAGGTAGAGACTTAATAATAGATGAAAAATTTAAATTTATTGGTGTTTCAAATATTAAAATAAATAATTTAACTATAAAAAATGCTGGTGTTAATCATAAAGTAAAAAATACATTATTTCGTGGATTTATATTTGATAAAAATACTTTTGATTGTTTTAAATCAAATGGTGGATTAAAATCATAT